TATCCACAATGATGACAATTCCACACATAACTTTGATCAGACTCTAATGTAACTGACAAGCATCTGTCTGATTTATTTTTTCTAGTATGTGAACATTCTGGACATTGTATTTTATTATTTCCAATTCTTAATCTTGACACATTAATCATATAATCTCCTATCCTGCAATGGTATCTTTTCTAATTCTTGTAAAATTTTCATAATCTAAAAATATTTTTCTATTTAAATAAGTTGAAGCATGGGGGATGAATTTTAAATCTGTAGTTTTATTTTTATTAACAAAAAATTTTGTAAATCTAATTATATCCTCTGGTTTATTTTTTTTTATTACTTTATTCCAACATTGAAACGCATAAAATTTATTTTCTTGTCTTGGATAGATTAACCAAAAATTGTCAAATTCTTTTGTGTATATATTATTATTTTTATTATTATCTTTAAGGGTGGACATTGGTGTCCTAGTGGGGGTGGACATTTGTTGTTCATTATCAATTAATATTTTAAAATCATTTCTTATTTGTTTTCCGTTTTCATCAAATCTAAAAACAATTTTTATTAAATTTTTTTCCTCTAAACTTTTTAAACATCTTCTAACAGTTCTGCTCGTACTATTCATAATATCTGCTAGATGATTCTCTGTAGCCCATGCAATATTATCTTCTTGGGCATAATTGCATAACCAAGTAAGACAAAGCTTTTCCGTACAGTTTATGCCTTTAACATTCTTGCTCCATAATAAACATTCTATGCTCATAAGTGATTCTCCAATAAAATAGAAATTATATATATATGACAACTTGTGTATAGTTTTTTTTTACATTTTTTTGTAAATAGTTCAAAAAAGCCTAGATTTCTGGGAAAAAATAAGTATATATTTTATTCATTATATTGTTGACATATGATAACAGTATGGTATTATGTATATATGATTAATAACAACAAAGGGAAAAAAGAAATGACAAAATATAAAATATACCAACCACAAATAGACAGAAACAATGTTTCATCAGAAATTGATCAAGCATGGCAAAATGTTGTTTTTCAACATGATTTAAGTCAGGAAGAATTACAACTTAATGTTGATAAACTTATAGAAAATGTTTATAAGCACACAGGTAGTATTGATGCTAATAATCTAGATGAGGTTTTTCACATTGGTAATACTGACAGAAGTAAAGTAACAACTACGGACATTCCTTTCGGAAGTGTAAGTGTTGGTGATATAATATTAGATACTGAAACTCTTGAAACTAATATTGTTGCTCGTTTTGGTTTTACTTCAGTAAATGTTAAGGAGATTGCATAATGAGATTAACAAACATTCAAGAGCAGATACTAGAAGATTTAATAGATAGATTTCAGAAGTTAACAAAAAATTCTGGAGTAACAGATGATGAACAATATTCAGCATTTCATTTTGAAATGGGAGAACTTGCTGACTGTATTGGAATTCATGTAAATGAACTTTGGAATATATTATTTGAGAAAGTTGATTTTGGAATTAGATTTAGAATGGGAGATAAATAATGAAAGATACAGTTATAATAAAAAGAAATACTACAACAAGTTTATATACAGTTGATGTTTATACAAAAGAATTTGGAGGTCTAGCAATCTGTAATGAATTGATAAGAGATGTATCAAGAGAGAAGGCAGACGAAAAATTAAAAGATTTTTTTAAACATAATAAAAATAAAATATTTGATATAAGAGAAGAGGAGATATAATGCACGAATGTATACACAAGGAAGAAGAGTTACAAAAGATAACCAAGATACTAGAGAAGCTTAATAAATCTTTTGTGAGAATTAGAGAAAGAAATGTTCAAGACATTACCACTAATATAGAATGTACCTCAGCAATTCAAGAGATACAAAAAGCATTGCTTATAAATTACAAACTATGGAAGGAAGAAAAAGAATCTGTAGAAGAGTTAAAAAAATATGCAATGATGAATAACTGATGAATATTTTTTATCTAGACAAAGACCCCTTAAAGTGTGCTACTTTGCATTGTGATAAGCATTGTGTAAAAATGATTATTGAATATGCTCAACTATTATCAACTGCTCATAGAGTGCTAGATAATAATACAGATGTTTATAAAGTAGCACACCTAAATCATCCTAGTACAATTTGGACAAGAAAAAATAAATCTAATTACAAGTGGTTAGCAATGTTATGGACATACCTATGTTGCGAATATACCCATAGATATGAAAAAACCCATATGACAGAAAAAAAATTGAGAAGCATATTAGTTCATGCTCCTAAAAATATTCCAGATGGATATTTCATTGAACCACCACAATGTATGCCAGAGGATGTAAAAAGAAATTCTAGCATAACTGCATATCAAGAATACTACAAAAAGTATAAAAGATATTTTGCTAGATGGACAAACAGACCAATGCCACAATTTATGGAGAATGTATAATGATCACAAATGACTTTGAAGCTTTAGTATTAGCTTTTAAATTAGCAATAACTGCACCAACAAAAGAAAAATCTAAACAAGCTACTGATCTTGCTTTTTCAATAGCAAGTAACATGAGTGAATTAGATATAGCTAGAGCAAAAAAAATTATAGAGAGAGATTATAATGAATAATGTTTTTAAAAAAGAAGTAACAAAACTATATCAAGGATTTCTGGTTAGTATTAGAGATTATGAAAGAGATAAAGCAATAAAACAAGGGGGTATGATACTCATACACAATAAACAAACAATGTATTTTAGCCCTCAAGCTTTACAGAAATTAAAACCATCAACAAAAATATTTAAGTCAAAGTTTGGTAAAGATTATAGGCTTATTGACATTAGATGGAATCCAGATGATAATAAAAATCAAAGAAGATTATTTTTTTAATTTATTCATCTCCAAATATAACCCTCTTATCGTTTTGAGAGGGTTTTTTTATAATAAATTTTTTTATACCAATAAATGTATTTATCACGATAAAAACAAAGAAAAAAAGTACATATACCACTAGACATACTAATAAAAAAATTAAACTGCTTAATAAATATAATGCTAACAATAATGATTGACAGAATGTCAGAAACATAAACTTTTTTTTTTAATATTAGATTTAAAGTGTACCCCCAAAGACAAAACATTGGTATACAAATATTATAAGGCAATAAATAATCAATCATTTTACAAAAATATTTTTGCTTATATTTCTACCAGAAGATTTCTTTTTCTTTTTTATATCATCTGGCAATTCTAATTTATAAACATGATTAGGGGGTGCTACAAAATATACTAATTTTTTATGTTTAAAAATCATTATTTTTTTTTGTTTGTGCAAACCCCATCTAAATTCTTCTGCATTATCTTGTATCAATAATTTCATATATGTATATTTACTTGAATCATCATCTTGAGAAAATCGCCATATTCTTTTTGCTTTAAATACCATAGCATATGGATTATCACCACCTTGTCTTTTCCATTTAATGCCAATATCAAATTCTACTATTTTTTTGACATCCATGCAGTAGCTCCCATATAAGCTCCAACAATTCCTGCTCCTGATATATAAAATAAGTTACTTATGTCACTAAGTGCCTCTATTCTTTCTATGGTTACAAAAGGCATAAACATCATAGCAGTAAATAAACCCATCCCAACTAAACTAAAAGTTGCCATCCTTCTTTGGGCTCGGTGCTTTCTTAATTCATGTTCAAGTGTTTTAATTTCCTTCATATTTTCTATTTCTTCATCTGATACAATACCATCTTTATTTACATCATACTCAGCATATTTAGATTTCTTTTGAAGTTTTTTTTGTGTATTTTTCTGTTTCATTTCCCCAATGATCCCAACCATCTATTTTTGTTCTCGCAAACAA